CATTACGACAATCCTCAATGTACTACTGTTGAAGAGTTTAATGATGATTTGAATAAAATTAAATATGTCAAAAGATTATTCAATCGATTTCTTGAAACAGGAGAGTTAAGAACAAATTTGATTCTCAATCATTTGATTGTTATCTATAATGTATTTGAAAACGAGGCTGCAACTCGTATGTTGTTTTTCAGAGTAGAAAAAAAGTTTTATTCTATTCTTAAACCTTTTCTTATATTTTTAAATCGTCTTCCAGAAAAAGTAAGAGGAATAGATGGAGAAGATATTCAGACAAATCATATTCCATTGAATGAAACCACCATCAAAGAATTAAGGAAAATAGAATAGAATGGGAATTCTTGCAGGAATCGGGAACATATATTTTGTCTATCAGTTTTTAAAAAAACTGGTTACTCCCTTCAATAAGACAGATGCTTTTAAATTGGGTATTATTGATGAAAAGGGAAAAATCCTAAAAAGGCGAAGAGATTTAGAAGGTGATGAAGAGAAAGATGCATATAATCTTTCTGATACTTTGGTATGGAATCTCAAAAAGATTTTAGGTAAGATACCTTTGGGTAAATCACGCCTTGCATCTTATGCGGCCGCACTTTGGTTAATCAAAGAACAACAAGACGGATATAAGATTACAGAAGAAGAGTTAGAATTACAATTTTTTGATCAGTTTGAAAAAATATATAATAATGATTTGGAATTTGATTCTGCAACATTGAAAAAATTTGAAGATATATTATATGAGGATTCTCCTACTACGGCAATGGGTGGTGGAAATGTAGCAGTAAGAGGAATTCCTTTGTTGAAAAAACCACCAAAAGGATTAGTTATGAAAAGATTTGGAGGGATAGATGTATTTGCTATAGACCCCACATATTTTCAAAAATCACGTTTAGGTAAAAAGAAATATACTCGTTATAGTGGTTATGTTGGTGAAGATGAAGCTGGAGAATATATTCGTGCGTTTGCAAGAAAATATCCTAAGAAACCCATTATAGTGATGGATTCTAGTACAGGTTGTATGCAATATCTTAGGCATGGTAGTGAAAAATGATGAAATTTAAAGAATATCTGCAATTAAACGCAGATGATTCAATTGAACAAGTTATGGATGGCGAGTGGATACTTAAATCAAGGACTACATGGAAAGCCACAGATGATGAAGATAATAAACTAGAGATACATAATGATGGGCACGATCCAGAACTAAATGGAGAATCGTGGTCGGTGCATACGAACACTTTTGCACCAAAAGCCTTTGCCTTTTTTTGTAAACAGTTCATAAAAGAAGCAAAACCATCAGAGGTAACTCATGCCAGATCAAGAATCTATCCACAACCTTCAAACTGAAATCCAAACTTTAAAAATCAAAGATGAGTTTCGTACTAAGGAACTTGATGCTTTGATGGAGAAGTTGAGTGATACTTCCAGTAAACTTAATGCACTTTCAGAAAATATCGGCCGGTTATTGGCTGGACAAGAGTTACATAAGACAAGTGATAATGAAGTTCGAGATGAATTAAAAATTCTTCATACTCGAATTGGTGATCTTCATGACAAGTGTACAGAAATGATTGATAAAACAGAAACTAGAGTATCATCTGATATATCATTGTTGTATAAAAAAGTAGACTCTCTTGAAAAATGGAGATGGATTACTATTGGTATTGCCACAGTGATTGCATGGCTCTTAACAAATATTATTCCCAAATTTATATCTTGACATTTTGTTTTGAATGTGATATACTATAAGTAACACAATCAAAATAGAAATTCGTTATGCCTTCTTACATTGACACAAAATACGTAAATTTAGTTTCATCTAGACTTCCCCTTTTCAAGCGTAAGCAACAAGGGTTGTATAATTTTCGATGTCCTTTTTGTGGTGATTCTCAAAAAAGTAAAACCAAAGCAAGAGGTTATCTGTATCAAAAGAAAACAGACCTTTTTTATCGTTGTCATAATTGTGGGCAGAGTAATACTTTTTCTAATTTTCTTAAAAAACTTGATGGTGAATTACACAAACAATATGTCCTAGAAAGATACAAAGAAGGTGTTACAGGAAAGGGCCAAAATACAGAAAATCCAGTATTTAAACATGAGAAACCAGTATTCCATACCAAAATAAATCTTCCCCGAATTAGTGATCTTGATGATCAACATTTCGCAAAGAAGTATCTTATCAATCGTGCAATCCCACCTCAATTTTTAAGTTACCTATATTATACAGAGGACTTTAAAGGTTTTGTTAAAAAGATAACAAAACGTGAATATGATTTGAATGAAAGAGAACAGCGAATAATAATTCCCTTCTTTGATAAAAATAAACGACTCGTTACGTTTCAAGGACGAGCGTTTACAAACACTCTGCTTCGTTATATCACGATTAAGATAGACGAAGATTCTCCTAAAATATTTGGATTGGATCGTCTAGATTTAGGACAACAATTTTATGTTGTTGAAGGCCCGTTTGATTCTATGTTTCTGCCGAATTGTATCGCAATGGCAGGATCAGATGTAAATTTAAAATCACAAACTGAGATTTCAAGTGCATTGGATAATCATACAGGAACGATGGTCTTTGACAATGAACCTAGAAATAAAGAAATCATTTCTAGAATGGAAAAAGCAATCGACAATGGTTGGAATGTTTGTATCTGGCCAGATTCTGTTGCTTGTAAAGATTTGAATGATATGGTTCTTGCGAGCATTCAAGAATCAAGATTAATCGATATAATAAATATCAACACGTACAATGGTCTGCTAGCAAAAACTGAACTCGCCTCTTGGAGAAAAAAATGAACCCCACAAATTCCGCCGTCTTACCTAGTCAATACCAACAATTCATTCATCTTTCACGGTATGCACGATGGGATTATGATAAAAAACGAAGAGAAACATGGGGAGAAACAGTAGATCGTTATTTTACTTTTTTTCAAGAACATCTTAAAGAAACATGTGATTATGATTTGGGAAATGGATTGGTTGAGGAATTAAGAGAAGATGTATTGGCATTGAATGTAATGCCTTCCATGCGTTGTTTGATGACAGCTGGAGCTGCACTTAGAAAAGAGAATGTTGCTGGCTATAATTGTTCTTACGCAAAAGTTGACAGTCCACGTTCTTTTGATGAAATTCTTTATGTTCTTATGAATGGAACAGGAGTTGGATTTAGTGTAGAGGCAAGACATGTAAATCAATTACCATTAGTCGCAGAAGAATTTCATCCAACCGATACAACAATAGTTGTTGCAGATTCAAAACTTGGTTGGGCAAAAGCATTCAAGGAACTTTTGAGTTTGTTGTGGACAGGGCAGATTCCAAAATGGGATCTTTCAAAAGTTCGTGGAGCAGGAGAACCCCTGAAAACATTTGGAGGAAGAGCTTCCGGGCCACAACCATTAGATGATTTGTTTCATTTTGCATCAACGATATTTCAAGATTCGGCAGGAAGAAAACTTAAACCTATTGAATGTCATGATATTGTTTGTAAAATTGCAGAAATAGTTGTGGTGGGTGGTGTTCGTAGAAGCGCTCTTATTAGTCTTTCAGATCTCAATGATAGAGAAATGAGATTTGCGAAACATGGAGAATGGTACAAACTTAATGTACAACGGGCACTAGCAAACAATTCAGTTAATTATAAGGAACGGCCGGATGTTGGAACTTATATGCGAGAATGGTTATCTCTTTACGATTCAAAGTCAGGAGAACGTGGAGTTTATAATGGTTTATCGGCAAAAAATCAAGTAATAGCACTAAACGAAAAGGAACCAGATGGAAATGGAGGATTTGTTACCAGACGAGAACCAAGAGATGACTTTGGAACTAACCCATGCAGTGAGATTATTCTGCGAAGCAGAGAATTTTGCAACTTGTCGGAATGCGTTATCCGAAGATGGGACACTCCCGAATCTCTTTCTAAGAAAGTCAGGACTGCGACTATCCTTGGCACATTTCAATCAACCCTTACCAATTTCAGATATCTCACAAAAGAATGGGAAAAAAACTGCACCGAAGAACGACTTCTTGGTGTTTCACTTACCGGCATTTTAGACAATCCTTTAACTAATGGTAGAAAAAAAGGATTGGAGGAGTTACTAGATGATCTCAGAAAAATTGCAGTCGAAACAAATAGAGAATGGGCAGACAAACTTGGAATCAAAAGATCTGCAGCCATTACATGTGTCAAACCTTCTGGTACTGTTAGTCAGCTTGTTGATAGTGCTTCTGGTATTCATGCCCGGCATAATCCTTATTATATCAGAACTGTAAGAGCGGATAACAAAGACCCTCTTTGTAAAATGATGAAAGAAGCGAATTTTCCAAACGAACCAGATGTAACCAAACCAGACCATACAACTGTTTTTTCTTTTCCAATGGAAAGTCCCAAAGGAGCTGTTTGCCGAAAAGATATGACAGCGATTGAACAATTAAATCTTTGGACAAAATATCAAAAACATTGGTGTGAACATAAACCATCTATTACGGTTTCTGTTAAAGAGCCCGAATGGTTTGATGTTGGTGCATGGGTGTGGAATAATTTTGATTCGATTAGTGGTATTTCATTCTTGCCTTTTAGTGAACATACATATAGACAAGCGCCGTATCAAGATTGCACAAAAAAAGAATATGATGAATTGTTGGTCAAAATACCAAAAAAGGTAGATTGGACAACCTTGTCTAATTATGAACAGCAAGATTATACGATAGCATCACAAGAACTTGCCTGTTCAGCAGAGGGTGGTTGTGAAATTGTAGACCTTTAATTGGAGAGACATGGAAGTTGAATTGGATGTAGACTGTAATAATTGTAATGCGACATATACTATGATATACGATTCAGATGACATACAAACCAGACAGGAAGAACATGCATTCCATTGTTCTTTTTGTGGAATATTAATGGAACCTTATTATGACGAATTTTTTGAAGAAGATTAAATTTGTCGCCGGAATTGATTATTCATTAACATCGCCCGCAGTATGTGTAGCAGAAATAATTGATAATGAGATTAAATTTGAAAATTGTAAGTTTCATTTTTTGAAACAAAACAAGTCACATAAATCATTAAGTAAGATATTTGCATATGATTATCCAGAATATACGGATGATATTGATCGATTTAGTAAACTTGCTTCTTGGACTATTGAATGTATTCGATTGTTTGATGGCCGGGTAGATAAAGTTTACTTGGAAGATTATGCATTTGCTGCGACAGGTAGAGTTTTCAATATTGGAGAGAATACTGGAATACTCAAAAAACAACTTAAAGAAGCCGGATTCAAATATGTTACAATCCCACCCACTGTAATCAAAAAACACGCC